ATAATGGTTGTTTCAGGTAAAAAAACTGCAAAGGAAATTTTAGTACAAGACCCTTTTATTAAATTTAAAAAAGATAGCCATGAATATTTTGACCTAAAAACTAAACGAAAAGTGCCTAGATCAATTAGTGATTTAAAAAAAGGTTTGTTTTATAGAAATGCAGCAATAGAAGAAGGTATTGAAAGGGGCAATACTGTACATGAAGCTTGCCATATTTATGTAGAAACTAAAGATGCTGGTCTAGCTTATGCTCATGCTGGTAAATATAAATCTTATGTAGAAAATTTTATAAAAGCAGATTTATGGAATACGTGGGATGTAGTTGTATCTGAATTTATGCTTATAGATCGTATATGGGCAATAGCAGGTACATTAGATTTAATTTTGCAAAATAAAAAAACAGGTGAATTAGTTTTAGCAGATATAAAAACAGGTAAAACTGCCCCTAATGTAAAAATGCAATTAGGTGGTTACACTTTTATGCTTCAAGAAACTTATAAAGATATAAAAATAGATTTTTGTCAGGTCATTTTTGTACATGAAAATGAATTAATTAGAAAACGCTATGAAACATTTGATTGTTGGTCAGAATATAGTGCTTGTAGAAGTTTGTTAGGGAATACATTTACCTAGAACTTGAAACTCAAAAAGTAATTGCTATTAAAAAAGATGATGTATTAGAAGAATTTGATACATATGTTTGGATAGCTGCTTTTGAAGATCAAAAAATTTTATCAACAACAAAAAATTATTTAGAAAACTGCTATGCAAAAAGTAAATCCTAAACCTAGTGATGAAAAGTATCTTAATGCTCCTAAAGATATTTTAAAAACTATTAGACAGCAACAAAAAATTATTTTAGAAGCCAGCAATTTAATAAAAGAATTAAAAGGTGAATTAGAAAAACATAAAGATAACGGTACTATTATGACTACCTACAGTATTGAAGGTATTACAGCTAAAAGAACTTATAGACCAAAATGGATATATTCAGAAGCCTTAACTAAAGAAATTAATCTATTAGAGCATAAAAAAAATTCTGAACAGAATGATGGTGTAGCAAAAGTAGGTGGTAAAAATTATTATTGGATAGTTACGTAATGAATGAAGCAACAAAAAAAATATTAAAGCAGTTACAACAAAAAAAAGCAGCTTTACAAGATGAATATTGGTTTAACCAAAGTTTAGATATGAAGGAATATTTAATTAGATATAACTCTTTAAATGCCTTAATAAGACCCTTAGAACATGAACAAAATGACTAATATAGAAAAAATAAAATATGCTTTAAAAAGAATTAAAGAATTAGAAACTTTAATTAAATATTGGGAAAAATGTCCGAAATCCAAATAATTCTATCAACAGCAATACCACGTATAAACCCTATAAAAATACCTGTAGAGCAATCTATACCTGATACAAAACATATAACTACAATATTGCCACCTACATTAACAATGCCTTGTGTAACGCTAAGAAATGACGGTACACGTAATAATCAACTTTTTAAATTAGACCCTGCAAATAATAAAACAATATGCCCATTACCTTATTATGTGCCTATACAATATAACGCTAAAGAAATACAGTTAATAGAAGAAGCTAAACCACCTACTAATGTAGATCCACCTGAAACTGAAATAGATAATACTGACATACCTGAAATACCTGAAGATACAAAAATAGAATGTCCAGACCCTAAAAAAAATAATCCTAGAATTGGTGATCTAAATAGTGCAGGTACAGAAAAAGTAACTGGTTATAAATTAATAGAAGAAGAATGTGTAATTTTATGGACTCCTACAACAAAAGTCGAAAAGTATCTTCCTTCATTAAATACCGTATCTACCACATTTGCAATAACGATAGTAGCCACCACCGCAGCTACATTAACACCTTTATTAAATAGAGTATTAAAGCCATTATTTAAACAAATTATTGGTAGAGTCAAAAAAATATTTGGTAAAAAGGGTACAAGGTTTACTGGTAAAAAGCCTATAAAAAGCAAAATTAACAAGGTATAAACATAAGCAACACTTCCTTTACGCTTGCTACAAGCCAATCTGAAGGGGCAATTTATTCGATTTTATGCGTATGGTCTACATTTGGTGGTGTTACTAGCTCTATATCCTCGCATAGCTTTGCCATAGCTGTATTAGCTTTAAACCTAACACCTAAGTTAACTAAATTATCTCTACAAGTTTTTGCCCTACTCATTTCAAAATTTAACCGCTTTGCTGCTAATGATGCGTCATATAGTTCGTTTTGTTTTTTCATTGCTGCCCTGCACTCCTTTAATGCAGTTCTATCTAATGGAATACTAAAAGTAGCTGTAATTCCTCCATTAAGTGAAACATTAGATTGTTTCATGCCAGTACGCACTTTTTCAAAATATAAAATTTCACCTCTATAATCTGCATCTACATCCCCATCACCTGTAGGGTTGTTGTCATCATCAAAATCACCCTCTATATCTCTATTGCTGTATATGGGTCTATCCCAATAAGGTTCATAAGGTGTAGAAAATCCATAAGTAGTAGAAACAAATGGTGAAATATTTAAAGTTGCACCTTGACATACAATAGTATTCATTTGGTACTGAAACTGCCTAGAAGGTACTACTTGTACAGCTTGATTGACAACACTTCCAGTACTATTTGACGTTGTATTTATACTATTAGCTAAAACAGGATTATTAATAAGCAATAGTAAAACTAAATACTTTTTCATTGACTAAACGTACTTGTAGTATCAGTTATATTTTCTATTTCCGTTGTTCTCATAATATGAGTGTAATTTGTTAAACCACCGCCTTCAAAAGTTTCGTAGTACATGAATGGCTGCCCTTCTTCTATGATCGAAAACGTAGGTTTTGTATCTAAATTTGGGGAAACATATGTAGTACCTGTTCCTTGTACTGTTGTATCTACCTTAGTCCAACCACTAGGGTTAACAAAACCAGTACTACTTTCTACGTTTTCACCGCCAACTGTCAAAGAATATCCTGTAGAGAAGTCAAAACTTTTTATATCTTCAACTGTTGTACTTTTAGTTTCACTACGCTGGTTTAAAACTCCTTGCTGAAAATTAGGAATTACATTTTGAGCATAAACAGGAATATTAAATAAAGCTATTAGCAGAATTAGCTTTTGCATTAATTAATCCACAATTAATGTAGTTGTTATTTGTCCTAGTGCTTCAGTATTTGCGCCACCTGCTGAAATTGTTAATTTTTGAGAATTAGTTACAGTACCAGCTAAATTGCCAACTGTACCACCTGCAATAGATACAACATCATCAGAATAATTAGCAGCATCACCAGTAGTTACAGCACTATTTTGTAGTGCATCAGCTTGATTGAAAGATTGACTAAAAGAAAAATTATTAGCTGGTACGTCTTGTGTGACAGTTAAATCTGGTGGTGTACCAACTCCTGAAGAAATAACTAAAGAACCTACACCGTTAGCAACAGCATTATCACCAGAACCATGCGTTGTATCTACTCCAACACCGCTTACGCTATAGCTGCTACCTAAACGTGTAGAAGAAGTTGAAGCACCACCTACAGTTAATTTTACAGAACTAGAAATAGAATGACTTAGATCAGCTAGTGCAGAAGGTGTAGCTGCTAACAAAAATGCAAGTGTAATTAGTTTTTTCATTTAATACCTACCTTGTTGTTGGAATTGTCAACAGTTAATTTTTTTGAATTGTTTTTACCTTTTACCTGCACCCCATAGGTACTAGCAATATTTCCTACAAGGCCAGCAGCAAAAGTATCTAACCTTATGCGTTCCATGTACCCTAAAGTCATAACCGCTAAAGACCACCCAAGAATAATAAGCCTAATAAAATGACCAAAATAATCAGGTTTTTCTTCTTGTTCTTCCATAGCAGAGTAAAAACACTATGTTTATATATTAAAAGGCATTACTATAGAAATGCAATACTTTATAGGCAATGACTATCATTAGAAAAACATTTAGGTATTTAATTAAACAAAATTTTTTTAAAAATATAATAATTTATGCCTTAAAAGAATTAGCAAAGATGACCGATAACAGCCTTGATGACCAGTTTGTACGCATTGTAGAAGCTCGGATATATCCAAAAGGTAAATAATACGCTTGCATATTGTTTTGCTGTCGTTAGCGTTTGTTTGGTTGCCTTGAAGCAGAGCAGTGGTAACTAGCCTTAACCCCTACCGTACCTAGTGGGGGTTTT